CTGAAACACCTTGTCCAGAATCCACTACTACTACAGAAGACAGAGAAATTATTGTAACTGATGTAACTGAAACACCTTGTCCAGAATCCACTACTACTACAGAAGACAGAGAAATTATTGTAACTGATGTAACTGAAACACCTTGTCCAGAATCCACTACTACTACAGAAGACAGAGAAATTATTGTAACTGAAACACCTTGTCCAGAACCTACTGAATCATCTACAACTGAATCATCTGCAACTGAAGCATCTACAACTGAAGCATCTACAACTGAAGCATCTACAACTACAACTGAAGCATCTACAACTACAACTGAATCATCTGCAACTGAATCATCTACAACTGAATCATCTACAACTGAATCATCTACAACTGATTCTACTACTACCGATACTACTATTACTGACCCTACTATTATTGAATTACCTTTACTTAAAAGAAGATTTTTAAGAAAACTTTTAAGAAATTAATAGATAAAATAAATTTTAAATAATAAAATTATTATTATTTAATAATTATTGATGTTTTTCTAGAGAGATTTTTTAATTAACTTTTGGAAATTTCGTGATAATTTTGATTTATCGAAAGGTTTATCTAACGAATATGTATCTATTAAATATGAATTTTCTATAATGTAACTATAAGTTATATCTAATATATTTAAGCGTTTTGTTTTTGTAAAATTACCAACATAAAAAATGTCATATATTTTATCTGTTATTGTGTTTTTAAGACCACGATATGATTTAGTAATATTTTTAGGATAATCATCTGACGTATTTTCTGGATAATCAGAAGTATAAACAAAAAACTCTTGTTTATTAAATAATTTATCAATTTCTGAAACGAAATATTTAGGAATATTTTTATTTTCTTTTATAGAATTTATAAAATCAAATAAATCGTAAAATTCTTGACCATTTTTTGTTATATATTTTAGTCTATCTTTATAATACCACGATACAAATAATTTGTTGGGAATCCAAGAAAAGCCAAAATCAGATATAATAAAAACATATCCAAGGTTTGGCAAATAGTAATCGACTCCATTTAATTTATAAACCCAATAACCACCCTTTTTTATTTTTTGAACTAGAATATTACCAATATGTAAGTCAGTATGTAACATATTAAACATCTTTTTAAGTGAAGTTAAAGCGTACATAATTTGAAAAAGAGCATTAAACCAAATTTGATTACTGTGGCGCTTTTGAATCCATGATTCAAATGTATAATTAATATATTCGTTATATAATGTCACAACATTATTTCTATAATCCCAATAATAATTAATTGAGAAATGAGGGCATATATTTTGAAAAACTAATTGATTTGTTAATGTAGAAGATATAATTTCTATTAAACTTGGTTTTTTAAATGACTTATTACTATAAAATAAGGTATATATTTGATCTGGTGTAAGATCTAATTCACTTTTAGTTATACCTTTACCACTTTTTATAGTCTTTAAATTAATTTTTTTCATTACAAATTGGTTAGCTTTTTGTTTTGGACCCTTAAATATGGCTTTATAAACAACTCCTTCTACACCTGATGCAATTTCTTTTTTTATAAAAATATCAGACAAATCTTTGTATACATACGTATTCGTTTTTTTATTTTTTAATGTATATAAATCTTCTAAAGTTTTTATAAAATTGTCAAATTTATAAACTCTAGATGAATGATTCCATTCCATTAATATATACAGTTAAAAAAAATTTAACTTAAAATTTTTATTTTTTTTTTAAATTAATATTAAAATAATTTTTATATGACGATTCAAAGTTAATTCTAAGACCATAAGTGAAAACTTGTGGTCTTTTTGTTCTAATATAATTACAAATATTTTGAAATTGTGTTAATTGACAATCAGTTTTTGGAATTTCACTTAATTCTATATATTTATGGTCTAAAAGTACCTTGATTAGGGCAGCTGTTACAATACTCGATCTTTGTTTCCCAGCATGACAATGAATTAAAATTTTTTTATTTTCAACAGTGTATTTTCGTAATAATAAGGGTACAACAATTTTAAAATAATTTTCCATTATAATGAAATCGTGTTCCAATAAAGAATCATTTACTGGTATCCTGAATGTTTCTATATTATAAATAGAACATATATCAAACGAATTAATCTTGTTGTATTTTTGTTTTTTTAATTTAGTATCTATAATTTCCTGAATTAAAGGAATATTTGATGTACAATTAATTATCATGTCTATTTTATTATCTATTAAAAAATTAATATCATGTGCTGATTTATAATTACCTAACCATAAATTTGGTAAAATTTCATCAACACTTGTTTTCATATTAAGAAATGAACTAGTAAATTCATATAAAGTATTATATAAATGATATAACATATATAAGCTTAATATTAGAGAATAAAATAAATATTAATCTTTATTGTAAATAAAGTAATGTAATTAATTTAAATAAAAAATATTTAGATTTAATAATAGAATAAATATGAAGAAAAGATTTATTATAGAAAAAGAATCTACTGCTACAACAAATACAAGTTCATATGATGATACTACTACATATCAAACTGATACAAATTCTGATGAATATTATACTGAAAGTGAAACGTCAGTTAATGGATATCCGTTTTTAAATATAGCTAATACAAGATATAAAAAACCTATTAATGGTAGTAAACAAGATCTTTTTACAAAAGATGAAATTATAAAACGTTTAGAAAATAGTATTCCTTTAAAAACTATGGAAGAAAAGAAAATTTTAACGAAATTGCCATATTTTAAGACTTGGGTGAGATATTTTAATACAAAGACAAAAAAATTTAGAGTAGGAGGTCATTTAATGAAAGTTGTTTATCCAGATTATATAGTTTTAGTTAATTTGAATAATAAGATATCGTGGACTGTACAATTAAAAGATTGTATATTTTATATAAGTGATCCTAGATTAAAAGGTCACGAAACAAACAATACTACAACTAATAAAAATACTACAACTAATAAAAATACTACAACTAATAAAACTAATAAAAATAATATAAATAATACATCAAACTCAAGTGCCGAAGATAAAATAAAAGATAAATTATATAGTTTATATAAACAAGGTAAATTATCTAGATTAGAATAATTACTTTTAAAAAAGTAACATCAAAACAGGGCTCCCGCCTGCAACAAAGAATTTATATTTTATATAGTAATAATTTAATTTTAGGCGCGAGCCCTGTTTTGATGTTACTTTTTTTAAAAGTAACATTTTTAATTTAAATTTAATTATTTTACTTTATTATGAATCTAAATAAAAGATTATTAAAAGAAATTAGAGAATTATATATTCAACAAAATCAAAAGGCGTTATTAGATAACGACTATCTTATTTATTACGATGACTTAAATATTAATAAAGTGTACGTTATTATTAAAGCACCATATGATTCAATATATAGACACAAATTTGTAAGATTAAATATAACTATACCTGATAATTATCCTTATTCTCCACCAGAAGTAACGTTTATAAATTACAATTGTGTTAGAATACATCCTAATATGTATGAAAATGGTAAATGTTGTGCTACCATTTTAAATACATGGGGTGATAATATTTATGAAAAATGGACGTCTAGTATGGGAATAGAAACTATTTTATTAACATTTCATTCATTTTTAGATAATAATCCTTATATGTATGAACCTGGAGGTCGAGATGACGAAACTTATACAGATTATGTTAAACATGAAAGTTGGTATAGTTGTTTAATTGTATATTTAAAAAATGAAACAATAGAAATATTTAATCAATTTATGCATAATTATTTAATGTTAAATATAGATGGAATATTTCAAGATTTATACGAGTTAAAAGAAGATTATCCTAGAGATTATTATAATTGTAGATGTTTTGAAATAGATAATTATATAATAGATTATGATAAAATTATCATTAATTTACAAAACAGTTATAATTATATAGATTATATAGAAAAGAAATACATAGATACTATAGATGAAGACATATTAGAAACATTTGATGATTTTATAAATAAAGAATACAATTGTAATATTTGTTTTGATACAAATCAAACTGAAAGTGAAAGTGATAGTGGCATTGTAAAATTGTCATGTAATCATACTTTTCATGAATCTTGTTTATATAACCATGTTAAACAAAATCATAAATTATGTTCTATGTGTAGAAAAGAAATATCTGACGATGAAATAAATACGTTATTTAAAAAAATAGAATGGATCATAAATCCATTAACAAAAAGACGAATTAAAATTGGTGGTAAAACTTATATGTATTTACACGATAATGGTTACATATAACGTTACTTTTAAAAAATTGAAATTTATTCGTAATTTACAAATAATTGTACAAGACAAACACTTAAACAAAATGAAAATTCCTCGTTTACCGATGGAGATAATGGATGAAATCGTATTATATACAGGAGATTCTCGTATAGCAAATGTATTAAAAGATAAAATTTCTCAATACGTATTAGATCGTATTGAGAAAAACATATTAATATATGGTAATGTTCAGGGTGGTAAAACAGCTGAAATTTTTAATTATATAAATGAAAACAGCTCGTGTCAAAAAGTTTTGGTTATTCAGAATTCATTACTGGTATTAAAACAGTATGAACAAAGGCTTAGATCGAAAAACATTGACTATCAAATAATTGACAAGAATACGCAAGAAATAACTAAAAATTTAGTATTAGTATTAAATAACAAATACAGATATAATTATTTTCGAAAAGTTGAACCTAGACGATATATTTTAATGTTGGATGAATCTGATCAAACTATTCGTTCTTGTTCTATAAAGACATCTAAATATATTAGAAAAACAGTACATATAACAGCAACTCCATTCAACCGTACGTTATATAATAGATGTATTAGAGTTCCAGAAAATGCAAATTATTATGGTGTTGAAGATTTAAATATTAACTTGAACTATGCTGATGATAATACAGAATCAGTTGAGAAATTTTTAAAAACACAAACAGGTATAATGTTGATAAACAAGTATAGTTATGTAAGTGAAATGACATATTTGGCAAAAAAATTAACATTGCAATTTCCAAATGTTCCAGTTGTATTATTAACATCTGAAAAAATAATGTTACTCAATAATCAAAAACGATATGTCAAACAAAAATCTATATCAAAAATTATAGATAGTTTACAAGAACATAAACATATTATTTTTATAGCAAATAGATTATCCAGTAGGGGTTTATCATATGTTTCAAGTGATTATACTAGACATTTAACATTTCAAATTACTAGAGTCAGAACAAGTATAACAAGTTTTTTACAGTCATTAAGAATTCTTGGAATTTACAACTGTAAAAATAAATTAAATTTAGAATTAGTAATTAATGATCACGAAGAAAAACTATTTAAAAAACACGTTAAATTTTTAAATAATTTTGATATTGAAGAAAAAATGTTACGTTACTTTTAAAAAAGTAACATCAAAACAGGGCTCACGCCTGCAAGTAAATTATTATGGTTTATATAGTAGTAGTTCTTGCAGGCGTGAGCCCTGTTTTGATGTTACTTTTTTAAAAGTAACTATTCATCTTCTTTATAACCTACTATGTCACCTTGTCTTGATACAAGAACTTTAAGTTTTCTTGTTTTTGCAAATTTACGTTTTAATTTATCTAATTTTTCCTCATCTTTTTCATTATCTTGTTCGTAATGTGAATTATAATTATTATTATGGAATTTCCAAAGTTTTTGATGTCCTACTCTGAAGTTATTATGAGGTTCTGCTTTATACCAAAAAATTTGATCACGTAAGTCGTTTGATATACCGGATGTTTTTATGACCACACATTCGTGATTTTGTGTACATGCATCCAATATATTACAGAAATAATTAAAATCCGGAAGCATTCCAGCATAAGCATCGTAAATTTTTTTTCTATTAGCGACAGATGGTTCATTAAAAATAAAAACGTAATCTATATTACTACGTAATTCTGGTGGAATACCTTGAGGATATTGCATTGTTAATATAAATAAAAAATTATAATGACGACCATTAAAAAAAATACTTTTAATGGTTTTATCTTTTTTCCAGCTTTGTGCATCGTGTAACATATCATCTAAAACTATAAAAACATTATTACTAGCGTGTTTACCAGATTCAGACAATTTTTGTTCTTTTGCTTCACGTATTTTACGTTTTTGTCGATTCATTATATTATTTATAAGTTCTGGATCATATTCTGAATGAATAAAACAATCTGGTATAAAGTCTCCAAAAAATGGCGAAGCTTCTTCTGTTCCAGAAAAAACTATACCTGATGGTATATATTTATGGTGGTAAAAAATGTCTCTGACTAAGAAACTTTTCCCTGATCTTCTTTTACCGAGTACAAGTATAGTAGCATCAGGTAGTATACTTTTAATTTTGAATTTTCTAAGAGATAACTTTTCAAATTCAGGTATAAGCATTAAAAATAAACAAGGTATTAGTATTTAATTCCTAACGTATTGTTACTTTTAAAAAAGTAACATCAAAAAGAGGCTTACGCCTGCAAGTAAAATTATTACCATTTGTAGTAGTAGTTCTTGCAGGCGTAAGCCTCTTTTTGATATTACTTTTTTTTAAAAAGTAATGTTTTTGATATTACTTTTTTTTAAAAAGTAATGTTTTTGATATTACTTTTTTTTAAAAAGTAATGTTTTTGATATTACTTTTTCTAAAAAGTAATTTATTTGATACAACTACCATTTTTATTAACTAATTGCCTTTTTGGTATTCCAAATATAGCATTAATACACATGAGAAAAACATCACTCATATCATCTAATTTTGAATGACTATCGAAATGTTTTAACCAGAATTCTTTTTGATCTAATGAAAATTTGTTTTCTAAAAACCAATTTGTATATTGTATACTTAGCCATTTTCTTTTTGCATAAAGACTTTTTAATTTACATTCAATTATAGGCCCAGTATATGCTCGTAATTTATGTGCAGCTCTTACAAATCTTATAGTAGTTTTTTTATCATAAAATAATTCTACTAGTTTTCCATATATTATATGAGATATAAACTTCATTTTTTGATTAATTTTAGGTTGTAATTCAATGATAATTGTTGTGAGTTGATTGAATATATCTATATTTGTTTCATATATTTCTTGGAATTTTTTTAATACAATTTTTGCAATATCTTGTAATAAATAATCATTAACTAAACGTTTTTTAAATTCGTTTTCTTTTTTAAGCGGTAATAACACCTTAGGAAAATGTATTTTACAACAATGTACAATTTCTTTAGTTTCCTTATTTGACCACTTATATAAACATTTTTTATTACATAAATCTTCACCTTTTTGTTTTTTTGATTGGCAAAAATAAGTTTTTTCTTCTAGTGTATCATAAACATCCCATAAATGAATTTTATAAGTTGATATATCTTGAGAATTTGTAGAGTTCATACAGCATAAAGATAAGTTTTTAATACCAATATCAATTGCTAATATCATTTAATAATTAAAATGATATTAAAAATAATATTTAATCGTAAATTTTAATTATAAGAAAAAAAAATATTACACATAAAAAAAATATATATATATTATATAAATATTAATGGACCAAACAACAATAGGTATAATAGTAGTAGTTATTTGCTTATTTATTTCAAGTAGTATTGGAATCTTTTTCAGTACTACAATGATGGCTCCAACAACAACAACTAGGGCTCCAACAACAACAACTAGGGCTCCAACAACAACGACATTTGCTCCAACAACAACGACATTTGCTCCAACAACAACAACATTTGCTCCAGAAACAACGACATTTGCTCCAACTACAACAACATTTGCTCCAACAACAACGACATTTGCTCCAACTACAACGACATTTGCTCCAACAACAACGACATTTGCTCCAACAACAACAACATTTGCTCCAACTACAACAACTAGGGCACCAACAACAACTAGGGCACCAACAACAACGACACCATATACTGGCTGTTGGAATTGTTATTTAAATACTAATAAAACAAGACAAGATTCTTGGAATGATGCTGGAAATGGTGGAGGTTTGTGTGGATATTCATCACAAAATGATGCATCAAATACATGTAATGCATGGATATCAAATTGTGGAAATATGGGTGGATGTACAGCTTATAAAGTAGGACAAAAACCAAGTTAAGTTTATTTAGAATAATGGATTAAAAGGTTTATATAGATTCACATCTTTCCATTATATTTAATGTTATAAAATATGCAAAATTTTGTAATGATGAAGGCAGAACAAGGACAGTTATGGTCATTAGATGCAAATGGTAATTTATGTAATAAACATAATAAATGTTTAGCGGCAGCAAGTGGAAATAATGGTCAAAGAATGGTTCAATTTGATAAGAATTCTCAAGATGGGCAATTATGGAGTTTTATAAATGGAAATTTATGTAATAAATATAATAAATGTTTAGCATCACCTGGAAATAAACCTAATAATGGTGTAGGATTGATTCAATGGAGTGCAAGTGGTGAACAAGGACAACAGTGGGCGTTTGTGTAATAAAAAATACAATTATTCCAATACGTAAAAGGTTTAATTATATATAATGTTATAAAATCCATTATATAAAAAGGGCTAGTGGTGAGAAAAAATCTCCTTGTAGTATTACGTTTAATAAGAATATGTAATGCAAAATAAAACCCATGTTTTAAAATTTATTTTGATGTTAGTAAACTTTTCAATATATTTACTAATAATATTATATGAAATATTTAATTCATTATTATATTTATGTGTAAATAAATCTAAGAAATTTATATTATAGTTTTTTAGTGTATATTCTGTTTTATTAAATAATAAATAAATTATAAAATCAGATAAATGATAAATTTCTAAATTATCTAAAAAGAATGGTGAAATAATAGAAAAACGTCTTTTCATATCTTCTTTTAATAGTACCATATTATACGATTCAAAGTATAAAAAATCTTGGATTAATTCTATTTTAGATTTTTTACGATCTTTATCTAAATCAGAATCAATATCATTATACTCAAACTCATTCATTTACGTGTTTAAATTATATGTGTTTTAAATTATTATATGTGTTTTAAATTATTATATTAATTATATTTAAATATAATTAGTTTATTTTTAATTTTAAAAATTAAAATTTATTTTATTATATTATATTAAAATAAAAGATATGGCAAATATTCTAGAAACAATTCAAAATAACGATATTTTAAAAGTCTTAGTAGTTATATTAGGTATATATTTAATTTATACTTATTATTTTAAGCCACAAGAAAAATATGGTTCCTATTATGGTATGATCCCTGAACAATTAGAAAATGTACAACAAGAAATGACTCTTGCTCAACCCGAATCACTATCAGTAGAAGCTCCTATTGCACAAATGCAACAAGAACAAATCGATAAAATTGTTGCAGGACAAGATCAAATTAAAGCTGATGATCTATTACCAAAATACGATGACGCCAATGCCTTTGCTAAAGAAAATCCTGTTAGCAAATTATTAAAGGAACAAAACTTCTTAATCAGTGGATATCACGCTGGAGTTAATACAGTGCTACAAAGTAATAAAATTGGAAACCTTGACCTAAGAAGTCTACCCCCTATCCCTAAGGAAAGTGTTGGTCCATGGCACCAAAGCAGTTACGAACAAAGCGCAGGACAATTACGTCGTGGTGTAGAAATTTTATAAATTTAACTTATTAAATAAATTGTAATATAAATTATTTAATAAATTTTGTGAGAATATTAATTATTTAATTAATTATTTAATTAAAATGTATTTAAAGATAATAAATAATTAATAGTATAACAAATGGAAGAAAGAGATGAAGTTGATATTAAAACACTTATAAAAACTAGTAATATAGATATATATGATAAAAATGAATTGATTAATAAACTAAAAAATCATTTTTCTGACGATGAACAACGTTTATATGTCTCTAATTTGTTTTTGTATTTAAATTATAATCAATTAAATGATTTTATAGTTAATTTAGATAATGTATGGAAATTTATAGGATTTTCTAATAAAGCTAATGCAAAGAGACTATTAAAACACCATTTTACAGAAAATATTGATTATAAAATCTTACTTGTTCAAATAGATGAACAGAAAAACGATAAAACCCTGCTCATCCGAACGGATGAGCAGGTATCTTTTAGAAATTTAGGAGGTGCCGGGTTAAATAAAGAAACAATTATGTTAAATATAAATACATTTAAAAAATTATGTTTAAAAGCAAACACTGAAAATGCAGATAAAATTCATGATTATTATATTAAATTAGAAATGGTATATAATGAATTAATGAAGGAACAACTTGAACAAAAAGAAAAACAGATAGAAGAACAACAAAAAACTATAGAATTATTAGAAAATAGACCAGATACTGAAGGATTTTCTGTTAAAAAGGGATATATATATTTAATTAAAGATACATCAAGTATAGGATCTTATAAAATAGGGTTAGCAGAAAATCCTGATGGAAGATTGACAACATTAAACGTAAGTTCTAGTAATAAATCTTTAAAAATGTTAACTAATTTTCAATCAAGTAATATGAAATATGCTGAGAAATTAATTCATATATTATTAGAGCCATTTCGTATTAAAAAAAGAGCGGAATGGTTCTTTTTTAGTAATGATTTAGAATTAAATTATGCAATTAATGTTATTAAAACAGGAGTTAAAATTGTTGATGAATGTAGTTTTATTGATTATATATCATTTAAAAATTATGCTGATAATTTACCAAATAAATTAGAAACACAAATACTTTTAAACGAAAAAGAAATAATTTTTGAAAAACCTGATAAATACACTAATGTAAATTTTATGAAAAAACCTGATAAGATAAGTAATTATAATGGTGTTTCTTGGTGTATTAGACAAAATAAGTGGGTATCACGATTAACAAAGGATAATAATACAGTTGTTTTAGGTTACTATCTATCAGAACTAGACGCAGCAATAGCGTATAATGATTATGCAAGTTATTTAAATGAATCTTTAGAAATTAAATATCGATTGAATCGACTAGAAAATTATGTCCCTAATCCAAGAGATCTACTTGAAGAATATCGTCAAAAAAGATTTCAAAGTAAATCTACAAATTTTAATGGAGTATATTTTATAAAATCTAAACAAATATTTGAGGCTAGTATTCAATATAAACGTAAAAGTTACAAATTAATTAAGAATACAAGTGACATAGAATGTGCTAAAGTATATAATGAACAAGCATTGTTTTTTAATAATAACTTTGGAACTAAATATAAACTCAATGATATATTAACATTAGAAAAAAATCATATTCACGAATTAGAAATCAATAAAGTAAAAAAATATAGTAGATTTGTAGGTGTTACTATTAGAAAAGAAAGTGGTAAATTTAGATCATATATTAAACATGATCGTAAAGTAATACATTGCGGAAGTTTTGTTAATGAAATAGATGCTGCAAAAGCTTATAATCAAAAAGCTGAGGAATTAAATCAATTAATAACAACTAAGATTAAATATCAATTAAATGTTTTTGATGAACATGATATATTAAATAATTAGAAAATACTTTTAATTATTTATATTTTCATATTTTTATCGTTTAAAATATAAGCGTGTAAACATATTTTTAATGCTTTATTTACATTATCTATATTTAAATCTTTTTCAAATTCTATAATTGTATCTTCATATAAATTTTGAAATTCATCGTCGTCTTTATAGAATTTTAAACATTTTGATAATTGTTTTTTAATAATTTTATAAAAGTATTCTGATGCTATATGACATAATTGTTTATAATTATCTCTAATATGTTTTTTAACACCATCTTCTATTATATAAAGACTAAATATTTTCATCTTTTTATCCACGTATTTAATACAATGATTTTCTGGATAATGTTCATTACATATTATATTTTTAATATATTCTGATAATAAATTATTTAATTTATCTTTATTTGTATCATATATATTAATCATTTCTCTCATTTTGTTTATTTTAAGATAACTCGTATCTAATTCGTCTATAGCGTTCAATGTTTTTTTTGTATTTATGTTTAATAATTCTGTATTATCTGTATTTAAGATATTGTTTAATTTAACTAAATCGTATAACAATCCAGATTTACATCTTTTTTCATTTAAATGGCGCATAAGATTTCCTTTTTGTGTAAAACATTTTTTACATAAATTGCATACAAAAGACATTTTTTATATTATATATAATTTTATTTTTAAATTATTTTACCGGATAAATATATTAAATATATGGTAATTTTACCAAAATCTTGTTACGACATTATTAATTTATCGTATTTTTTATAATATTTTTAAACCATTAATTGCAT